GCAGCATTATTTTCTTCTAGTTTTCGTAGTCTTTCTTTTTCTGTCTCTGATTTATATTTTTCTACTGCTTCCTCATCATAATTTGTACTTTCAGGTCTTCGTTGGTCAACATATCTTTGTATTCCTGTACCTAGTAAACGGGTACTATCTGTGCCAAGTATATCATTTAAGAAGGTTTGTTTTTCTGGTCTAAATTTATGGATTGGGGTAAAATTAAATCCTGAAACTTTTATCATGTGGGGAACTTGTCTGATGTCTTTAATATCTAAACGATTTCCAGCATCATCAATTCCTATTTCCCAAGGGGATTCTTCAGGGATATCAAATGTTAGTGAGGTTATAATTCCGGGTTGATCATATATATATTCTCCTAAAGTAATATATGCGATATTTCCAGCCATATATCCAGAGGTTAAACTATCTAAATATTCAGGTGCTAAAGAGGAAGCTAAGAAATTTAATTTATCATACATTGCTGTAATTTCTTCTCTAGATTGGGCTACTACTGTAAAAGCCATTGATATTTTTCTTCCAAAACCTTTATATTTATATAATTTTTCTGCTCTACCCATATATTCTATAGGTGACCAATCTGCATCGTATGAATCCGAAAAAGAATCTATAAATGCTCTAAAATGCATATTTTTTCTATATGTTCCTGGATTTTCTTTTTCTTGGTTGTCGTTATTTAGTATTGAAATAATAAATGGTATTATGTCTACATAACTTCCATCTTTTTTGTATAAAGGATCGTTAGTTTTTGTGTTTATCTGGGTTTTATATATAGGTGAAGCATTTAATTTATCTAATGGACCTTCACCGGTTCCAGATGTATAACTTGATCTATTTCTACCTCTTCTTCCTGGGTTTCCTAAATTAAGATTGTCTTCAATATTATATTTTTTGTAGTCTGGAGAAAAGGATACAAATGTAGAATCACCTCCAGAGGAATCAACTCCCATAGTTGTTCTAAAATCTTCATTAATATCTCCATCTATATTACGTAATTGAGAATTAATTAACGAATAATCCCATGTTTTATAACGTGCACCGTTAGCATTTACTAAATTACTAGAATTTTTACTATCAAATATTGTTAATGGGTTACCATCATTTTTTGTAGCATATTTTATTTTAGTTGATCCAAAACCTAATTTAGATCCAGGACCTCCTCCATATTGGATTAAAGTATCTATAGTAGGTTTATATTGAAATCCAGAAACTCCTAATAAATTAGTAACAAATGATGTTACTTGATTAAGTGGGTTTGTTTCTTTAGGTTCAGTTAAAAGAATTAGCCTATTAGTGTTTATGTATAAATTATCTTCAACTCGTTCTAATTGGTTTTGAGCAATTACATCTTGGTATTTGTTAATACTTGCTCCCGGAAATAAGCCTGTTGGATCAAGTCCTTGTTTATTTAAATGTCCTCCAGAAAATCCTATAAGAGCTTGTCCTATAGTAGATAAGGGAGTGTATGCACCTTCATTTAAACCACCTCCTGCATATCCTAAACCTTTAGATGCTTCTGTTTTTGTTCCTATTCGAGAAAGAATATTTTCTTTAGCTAAAAATAAAAGTCCTTTTGGATTTTTTATATCTGCAAAATATTTTGTTAAACGGGCAACATCCTCAAGTGCATTTAATGGGGCTAAAATTCCACCACGAATTGTAAAATCATTATAAAATGCAGAATCTAAAGAAACATTTAATAATCCTTTTTTAATATATGGTTGATTACTATCTTTTCCTCCAACTCTATCACGTCCAAAAGGAATTGTTCTTGGATTTTGATTATTAGGACTAACAGCACCTTTTTGATTACCTGTATAGAATTTAAAATCTTCAGGGTTAGTTAATAGTTTTTGTAAAAAAGAGCTCATAACTTAAAATTTATTATATAAATCCGAATAAGTCTGCCCAGGGGTTGGAGTATATTTTGGTTTATTGTCAGGATCTGCTGTTATAGGATCTGTTAAATCTAATTGAGTAGGTAGGGGAAGTGGTGTGTTTTTTCCATCTTCATATTCTTGATATGATGAATTAACAATAGAAAATTGAGTTCCTGTTACTGAATATCCTGGTTTATATTCTGCTGTATTATAGTGGAGTTGGGATTCTTTAGTAGATAGTGGGTTAGTAAATGGAGTTTCTCCATCACTGTATGATAGTGTAGATCCGTCTCCTATTGTTAATTTACTAAGTAATCCCATTATGTTATATATTTAATTACCCGAATGGAGTAGCAATATTTGTGTCACCAATTAATCCTCCACCTTCAGGTAAGTTGTTTAAATATTGTGGTGGGGTAATACCATTTAAATCTAAATTTGAAGGTTGAGGTAATGGATTATTTATACCATCCTCATACTGTGCTACAAAAGCACCAATTGCATTTACATTAGATCCATTTAATGAATATGAATTATTTACAATTCCCGTAGAATGGATTGAATTTCCGGGAGTTGTTAAAGGATTTATAGTTGGTGTAATTCCATCATTAATACTTAAAGTTGATCCATCTGTTGTTAATTTTGTTAAAAGTCCCATGATTTTTTATTTTATTATAAATATTATATTTTTTTGTAATTTTAAGACATTTGATAAGCAACTTTTCCATTCGCATCACCCGCTTCATTTGGGTACTTTCCTTGCATTGTAGCTAATTCTTTACCATCAATTTGAACAGATGTGTTTATAGGTCTAGATGCTAAAGCTTTAATATCACTTCTTAATCCATTTATAGCTGAGATAAGAGCAGATGAATCTTGGTTATTATTGCCTTTACCACCTTTGCCATTGGCTGTATCAAATAAATTTTTCTGTTGAGATCCATTAAGAACCATTTCACCGGAGTTTACATTAGCTTTAACATTATCTCCTTTATAGGAACTTCCTTGAACTATACCACCTTCTTCAAATGATGGTATTAAACTATTTCCCCACGCATATGCACTTATTCCTGCTGCTAAACCTAAAAAAGGATTAATTACAGCAACAGATGAAGCAATATTAAAAGCCATTTTAAGAAGTGCAAGTTGGGCCATTCCTTTCATTGTATTTTTTACGGTTTCAAATACTGATTTTAATAATTTTGCATCTCCTGCTAATTTACCTATCCAATCTATAAGTCCGGCAGCAGGTCCTTCAAGGATAGAAGATAACATAGATTTCATTTTATCTACTGCGGCATTAAGTTTATCTTGGGCGTTAACTTTTTCTAAAGCTATTTGAGCTTCTTCTTCATTACCTATAGAAGCCTCTAACATTCTAACTTTATCCGTGTCCCCTAATTTTTTTGCAGCTTCAATTTGTTCTTCTACTTGACTTCTTGTTTCATCTCCTAATTTTTTTAAATTTTCTTGAGTAACTAAAGAGTTAGCTAAATCATCTGTACTCATTCCAACAGCTTTTGCAATAGCTTCTTGTTGGATTACATTCATATTAGCAAATTCTGCTGCTGATCCTACTTGAGCTAGCATTTCTTTTGCTGCTCCTACTGAATCTCCATTTAAAGCTAAACCTCTAGCTCTTTCTAAATTTAAAGCTTTTCCAGTTAATAGTTCTGCTGAAAGTTCGTTTTCAATTGATGATTCAAAATCAAGTAATCCTTTAGCAGCATTAGCTGCTATTTCCATATTAATACCTAATTTTTTAGTTTCAACTACAGCTTTTGCTATTAACTTAGGATTATTAGCATATTGTAAACGCAATTGTCCTGAAACTTTAGCTACTTCTCCAACTATTGCTTTATTATCTAATTGGATTCCTGTTTGTTTAGCAAGAGCTGCTGTTTGTTTGATAACAGAGTTAGTAACATCTTTAGCAGCCATTCCATTAGCCATTGCTAATTGTTGAATACCACCAGCTTCTTCAGCGGTAAGACCCATTTGTTTAGTTAATAAAACTTGGTCTCGAACTTGTTGTTCAGTAAATCCACGAGTTGCTCCCATTGCTCCCGCTAATTCCATTTGAGCTGCAACTAAATTTTCAGTTGTTTCAAATATACTTTCTCCTGAGTTTTGTATCTCTATAAATCTATCTCTAGTAGCTGTTGCTTCTTCGTGAGAAATAGCCATTGATTTAGATAGATCTGTAATTTGTTTATCAGCTTTAAATCCTATATCTAGGAACATTTGAAAACCTTTTACTAAAAGTCCTACTAAAAATAATGGATCTGTTAAACCAGATACTAAACTTTTACCCATGCTTCCCATAGCAGCACCTAATGATTGTAATGCATTGCCTTCATCTTCTGCTTTTTCTCTAGCAGCATCTAATGCTTTATTAACATCAAGTAAGGGTCCTACTATTGGTATTTTTCCTAGTCCCTCTAAAGCAACTTTAGTAAGACCCATAGTTTTATTAATCTCTTTTTCTTTTTTTATTCGTTCATTTAAAAGTTCATTAGTTTCTTTAAAAACTGAGAATCCTTCTCTAGCTCCACGCACTATAGCTGCTTCTTCTTCGGTAATTTTTCCTAAAGCTAATTTCATTTCAATACTAGCTTTTATTTGTGCATCTGTTCCTGAGTTTAAATTTTCTCTTTGAATTATAGATTGGGCTTGATCTTTAATTTCTTGTTGGTTTGTTTTAAGTTTTTTCTGTAAACTTTTAAGTTGATCTAGATTTAATTTACTAATATCTTGTTGATCGTATTTAAGTTTTTGGGTAATATCTTGGATACTTTTAAAAGATTTAGTAGCTAAATCTGCAGCACTATTCCCCTTTTTCATTTCCCCAACTATCTTAACAACATTATTGAATACTCCTCCAAATCCATCTTCTAAATCAGAAGCTTCTTTTTTAGCTGCTGTTACTGCTTTGGTTAAAGTATTAATAGCGTTATTAGCCTTTGTAAGATTACCAATATCAATTATTGCTGAAGGTTCAAGAGTAAGATCTTTAAGTTGGTCTTGAAGTTCTTTAACTTTCTTTTGGGCTTCATCTAAATTATTCGCTATACTCATAGTATATTTTGTTATAAATATTAAATATTAACATTTTTAACCGTATTTAACAGGTTTTTTGCTATTAGTGGGTTTTTGAAGTAAACCTGGAAGTTTTACTTTACCATCTGAGTCAATTACAGTTTTTGTATTTGAATTTTTTCCGTTAGATTGTTTTTGTATAGCTTCATTTTCTTCTTCAAAATGTTTTTTAATTTCATTAAAAGTAAAACGGCGAAGCCAAATTGGCATATTGTAAACAGTATGCCAATCATATCCTCCGTTTCCGTGAAAAACTATTTGATGTATTTGAGAAAATAAAGATGCTCTAGTAAGAGCAATATTATCAGATATCAGGCCAAAAAAAGCTAACCCCAATTGGGATGCTAGTTCTGTCGCTCCCGCTGTCGGGAAAAAAAGTTAAATCAACATCTGGTTGAATTTCTTTAATATATTCTCTTAGTGCCCGTGAGTCTTTGGCTAAGAAATAATTTTCTACAAATTCTCGAATATCTTTTTTTTCCCTACTTCCCTCCACAGAAGTAATTAGATATTTCAAACGTGTTGATAGTTCAGTTGAAGAATCTTTATTAATTTTTTTAAGTCCTTCTAACTCACGACTAATATCTTGTTCGTCTTTATGTGTTAAAAGTCTAAATGTAACTGAGTTTTTTGAGTGTGGTAAAGTAAATTCAAATTCATTTACACGATTTGCAAATAATTCTTCTTTAAGTGGTTTATTTTCTAAAGAAGATAAATCTATGGTTTGAGTTTCACCATTATGTTCAAATGAATATTCTGATCCGTACCCTAAAATACGAGCTGAAACCATTATAGCGTTTTTGTCTCCAATTAATAAATCATCAAAGTTAATTTTTGAGACAATTAAGGATTTCATTAACTTATCTAAAACAGTACCATTTTTAATATATGATTGATTTGTTAAAATATCCTCTTCCTTAGCGGTCATATATTTCATTTCAAGAGTACCTTTTGCTAATTCAGAATCTTCAGGGTAAAGTAAACCTTTAGAGGGTAATTCAATGATTTCTGTTGGTAATTTAAATTTTTCGTCCATAATTTTTATTTAATATAACTTTATTTGTCTTATATACATATATTAAAGAGTAGTAATATTATCAGGGTTTACGTTAAACGATAAAACTCCTTCTACTTTTAATATTTCTTTTCGTATTTCTTGCATTTTTGATCTATCAAATCCACCTTTTGCAATCCAAGGATGTCCATCTACTTTAACAGTCATTATAGCTTGAAATTTAGATTGATCTTGTTGACTAAATTCTAAAGGTTCTTTAGATGATATAACTGTAACACCTGGGATTGAGCGAATATCTGAGTATATTTCTTTTTGTGGTCTTAAGTTAATGTTGGTAATAAGCATACCTATCATTTTAAACTTATCTTGATACTCCTCAGTTAAACGATGGTTTAATGCCTCTTTTACTAGCGCACGTAAATTATCTAATTTCATGTTATGGTATATGTTATAAATATGGGTAGATATAGTTTAATTAACGTGTTAATGTGATAATATATAATAAAAAAATAAAAGCTCCAACGAAAACGTTGAAGCTTATATAATTATTTTTAATTTTAATTTTAGTAGTTTAAGATACAATAATCTGGTTGTACTTCTAAAGCAATATTTACTACTGTTCCATCATCATCCCAATTATAATCTCCAAAATTAGCACTTGTAACTACTGCTCCTTTAATTATCCATTCTGAAACAATATCTCCAACAGGACCAAGAACATTAAATGTTAAATCTTTTTTATAGAAATCAGAATAACCATCTCTACCAGTTACCGATTCGTGACCTAAACGTATCCATTCCATTACGGCTTGTGCTCCCGATGGAGTAATAGATTCAAATAAAGTCATTGAAATTGCACCCCAAATAGTTTTTCCTTTTACATAACGTTGAACGTTAATGTGGTTAAGGGCAACTGCTGTTTGAGCTACATTTATTCCTCCCACTCCTTTTACTAAAAATGATGGAATACCATCCATATAAAGGATAAAGCGATTAGATTGTTTTGGTTCAAACGCGGTAAAAAATATTTCGTTCGGATTTAAAATTGCCATTTTGTTTTTATTTTAATTTTGTTTTATTATAAATATTTAATAATTTAATTTTTTATCCAGGAAATTCAGCTCCTGTTGGTAATAAGATAAAATCCAATGAAATAAATTCTGCTGTTCTAGTTGGTTGAATATAAATTTGACCTACTAATTGATTTT